ACGGCTGCGCCCGCGTCGAATGGCTCGGCGAAACCGGCCACTACGCCAGGGATCTCCTGGCCGAACGCACCGGGCCCGACGACACCGACGACCGCACCGAACGCGACGAAGCGGCCGACTGGCTGATCGGCTACCTGACCGACCACGGGGGCGAGGCCACACCCGCCGACGCCAAGAAAGCCGCCCGGCAGGCGGGCATAGCGACACGGACGCTGGAACGCGCCCGCGTCCGCGCCCACGTGAAACTGCGCCGCTCTGGCTTCCCTGCACAGACCGTCTGGGCGCTGTCCGAGGCCGCGTCATGACCGGCCGGCTGGCGCTCGCCACCCGTACCAAGCGGGCCCGGCGCACGTCCACCTGCCCTAGCTGCCGCGGCCCGATCCTGCCCGTCATGACCATCGCCCGGCTCGCCAGCCCGGCCGTCTGGGTCCATGCCCGGTGCGTCCCGGTGGTGGCCGCTGCCCTCGGCCGGAGCGCGCCATGAAGCCGATGCCCAAGCGGAAGGTCGTCAAGGCACTCCGCGCGCAGCGTTGCGTCAAGGTATCGGAGCAGGGTAAGCATGAGAAGTGGCGATGCCCGAGCCGATGCGGCCAGCACGTGACCGCGCTGACCCGGCATACCGAGGTCACCCCAGGGGTGGTGCGGAGCCTGATCGAGGACCTCAAGTGCCTGCCGACGGGATGGCTGCAGTGACCTACACCGCGGTCTGTGAACGGGCCGGGGCCTGGTGGGAGATCACCGTTCCGGAGTTGCCATCCGGCCGCGTTACGCAGGCCCGCGAGCTCTCCGACGTTGACGCAACGGTCAAGGATCTCGTGGCCCTGATGACTGGCACCGACCCTGCGCGTATCGAGGTCCGCAAGCAGATCCGCGACGGCGCCCACGATGGCGCTCACACAACCCGTAGCGCGTAACCGCAGGTCACAGCGTTACCGTCACCCGGCGCACCGTTCCGCGTTCCCGCAGGTCACAGCGCTACGGCCGGTGACCCTTACCAAGCATCAGGTCATGCGGTGACCCTGCTTACGATGGCGCTCACAGCGCCGGCCACCAGGCGCATAATGACGGCGTGACGCCACGCTGCACCGAACCCGGCTCCCCCATCCACCAGCAGGAGCACACTGCCCGCGACTGGGCCGCACGCATGGATGAGTTCGGCGTGCAAACGGCAGCCGCGCCAGGCTTCCCCACCGGAGACAGTGACAGCGGCGGAGGCCGCGGCGGACCCGGACAGTGACAGCGGACGTTTCCGCAGGTCAGGGGGGGGTGGGGCAACACGGGTGATGGCCGGACCTGCGACCCCGGATGCTTCGAAACCGAAAACTGGGCAAGTGCGCCACGTGTCACGAGCGGCGGGGCGGCTGCGCCACGTGGGATGATGCTGGTGTGGCTGATGATGACGCGCTGCGGTCACGCCGGAAGCGGACCCACGCGGCCGGCGATCACCATCTGTGCCGCCGCTGCGCGGCGCAGCGGGGCGGGATGGTGCCTGCCGCGCCACCTGCGGCCGATGGCGGCCCGGTTGACCCGCAGGCGTCGCTGGAGGCACTGGCCAGGCGGCTGGAGGATGCGCACAGGGCCGACCCGGGCAATGCGCTGCTGGCCCGGGAGCTGCGGATGACGCTGGGCAAGCTGGCCGGCGGGGATGGTGCGGATGACGGGCTCGCTGAATTTCTCAGCCGGCTGTCCGGCTAGGTGGGCGACGCCGCTCACCGGGCGGCCCAGCCTGCTTGAGCGGGTGGAGGTGGCCGCTGCCGAGCTGCGGATTGACCTGATGGGCCATCAGCGGCAGATCGCGGCGACCGCCACGGAGCTGGACGGCAGCGGCAATCTGGTGTACCAGCAGGTGACGGTCACCATCCCGCGCCAGCAGGGCAAATCCACGCTGATGCTGTGCGTGATGGTGGCACTGGCGTGGCGCCGGCCGCGGACCCAGATCATTTACGCGGCGCAAACCCGCCTCGACGCGAGAAGGACGATGTTCGACGAATGGTGGCCGATGATCGCGGCCAGCCGCCTGGGCCGGGTGTGCAAACCGCGGCGGGCAGCCGGGGGCGAGGCGCTGCTGTTCGCCAACGGGTCACGGATCGGGCTGGTGTGGGTCGAAGAAGGCCGCCCACGGTCACACGGTCGATATCGCGGTCATCGACGAATGCTGGGCCCAGCCGGATGACCGGCTGGAGCAGGCGCTGCGGCCGACGATGCTCACCCGCCCAGACCCGTGCCTTTACCTGCTATCGACAGCTGGGACAGATGAGAGCGTCTACCTGCGGTCGAAGGTCGAGGACGGCCGGGCCCGCGCCGAGCTGGGGGTGACGGACACCGCGTGTTACCTGGAGTGGTCGGCCGCTGATGAGGCCGACCCGGCGGACCCGGCGACATGGGCGGCGTGTATGCCCGCTTTGGGGACGACGGTCGACGTGGAGGCGGTCGCGGCGGACCTGGAATTGATGGCGCTGCCCGAGTTCCGCCGCGCCTGCCTGAATCAATGGCCCGGGGTCGCGAACCCGGGGTGGGGCGTGTTCTCCCAGGCGGCGTGGGAGCAATGTGGGTATACGCGGTGACCACCAGCGGGTGCGGCGGGCGCTGCTCGCGGCGCTGGCCGACGGCGACCCGTGCGCCCCGCTGCGAATTGGCCGGGATCTATCACCCCATGTTCCGCGCGCAGGCCCGCTGGCTTGACGTTGACGAGTTCCCGGGGCGGATGTACGGCGGCCCGCAGGTGCGGCGGCTGTCGTGGCGGCGCTGCAACCGGCAGGCGGGCGCCCGGGCGGGCAACGCTGCCCGGGGGGCACGTGCTGCGCGGAGGAGGCAGGCGATGATCAGGTGGGCCGCGGGTGCCGAGGTGTACGCCGACCGGGGCAAGACGGCGATCGTGCTGGCAGGTCTCCCGGAGGAGGGATGGGCGGACGTTGAGCTGCTGCCGCTAGTCGAGGGGACGGACGCGGCGCCCGCCCTGGCGGAGCTGGCGCGCCGGTACGCGCTCGGCGCGGTGGCGATCGACCCGAAATCGAACGCGGCGACGCTGGTAGAACCGGCCCGGGCGGCTGGGCTGGTGGTGGCGTGCCCGGACGCGGCCGGGGTGGCGCTGGCGCACGGCACGTTCGCCGACCTGATAACCGCGGGCAGGCTCCGCCACCACAACCAGGATCTGCTGACTGCGGCGGTGCGGGGCGCGGAGGCGCGGCGGCTGGCCGGGGCGGAGGCGATCCAGCGGTACGGGACGGCGGCGGACCCGGCGCCCGCGGTCGCGGCCGAGCTGGCGGTGTGGGCGCTGCTGCACGCGGCGCCGCAGCCATTTTTCGCGGCCTGGCGGTAGCACGGCCTGCGGTGGTTCCTTGCCAGCCTTTGACGGTCGGTCGTGGGACGATATAGATGCGCTGCGGGCCGGGTACAGGTTGCCGCATCCCTGTGCCCGGCGCCCGGCAGATGCGGAGGGATCATGAGCGTGCGCAGTGATGTTGGGCCGTTGATCGCCAGCCAGCAGGCGGCGGCCCCGCAGGCATATACCACCCAGGGTGTGCTTCCGGACGCGGGCACGCTCGCTAGCTGGATGCAGAAAATGCTGGACACCAGCGGCGGCCTGCTCGTGTTCAAGGGCCGGTCCGCGGACCCGTTGTGGGACCGCACCGTGGCGTGGCTGAAGGCTGAGGGCGTTGATGTCGAGCGCGAGCTCGCCAGGGTCACCCGTGAGCGCGAGTACAAGGCGAACCGGTCGCGGGAGGCTGCGGATCGCGCCACGAGCGTGGCGATCGACTTGCGGAAGGCGGAGCGGGTACTCCTGGCCGAGAGCAGAGGGTTCACTGCCGGATGCGCAGGATTCACCCGTAACACACTGGCTGAGGCGCGCGAGCGTGTCGCCGAGCTCGAGGCCGCGCTCGAGGAGGCCTGCCTGAATGATCGCCAACTGGCGAGGTCGGTGCGGCGGGCGGCCCGGTGACGGCCTACCGGATTCCGCCACCGGCCCGCAGCGCCCCGGCTGCGGCCGGGAGCGGGAGCCTTTCCGTGGAACGGTGGCTGTGCGGCGTCGCCGCGTCCCGTGAGCAATGGCCGGAAGACAGGTACTCATTCCAGCTGCCATGCACCGGCCTGCCGGTGCACATCGACCACCAAGACCTGTGGGCCTGCTCGTCCGGGATGGTCCCCGGTGACGTGGGCGCGGCCCGCCGGTTCGCCGAGGTCGGCGGTCTCGGGGTGGTCTGCCTGATCGAGATCGCCGCGGATCACCCCGCGGTCTTGTGGGACGTGGCCGAAGGCCGGCGCAAAGGCCTAAGTGTCACCGCGCACCCGGTTGAGCCGCCCGGCGGCGGCCTGGAATGGGTCTATTTCAGCGAGGTGTCCCTGACCAGCACACCGCGTGACCCGCTCGCCCGGATCGTTAGCAGCGGGCAGCTTGCGCTCGACAACTGGCGGATCCTGGCCCGGGTGAGGCCGTGGGCGCGGCGCGGTGAGCAGACAGCAGGCGCGGACGGCGTGCCGTGCCCGGCGGCCGTCTCCTTCCGCGCCCGGGCCGGAGTTTCCCTCGCCGTCCGCGCCTGCTCGCGGCGTACCTGGCGGCCTACCCGGACGGGCCGCAGGTGTGAGCCAGGCACTG